TCGATGTCGGCGTCGGGGCGGATCCAGACGACGTGCGTGGCGGTCAGCTGGTCGCGGTCGATGACGTCCTCGCCCGCCGAGCGCGGCTCCACCCTGGCGGGCAGGTCCAGCCGGTCGGGGGCCGACCAGTCGGGCACCTCGTTGCCGTAGGCGTCCGAGGTCGTGCCGGGGCGCAGCCTGGCCACGCGGTGAGTGAGCAGGCTGGCGGGGATCACGGCTGCTGCACCGCCCGGATGTCACCGGCGGCCAGCTGCACCCACACCCCGTCGACGTGGGTGTACGTCGCGGCGGTGTCTGTGTCGAACCACAGCAGCGAGGTGTCGCAGGGCGGCTCGGACTGGTGGACGATCACGCGGGAGCCGCCGCCGGCGCAGCCGCAGCCGCAGCCACCGGCGTGCCCATGGCCGTAGGCCGTCAGGCGGTAGGAGCCGATGCGGCGGCGCTCGTAGGGCCGCAGCACCATCTCCTCTCCCGGGGTCAGAGCCGCGCTGCCCGCGCTGGCGGCGCGGCGGTAGGAGTAGGCCCCGATGGTCTCGGAGATGTAAGCCCCGCTGGCCGGATCGGCCGAGAGGTAGCGGGTGGTGACCTCCGCGCAGACGGCCACGACGGCGTCGGGGGTCGGCTCCGGGATGTGCGGGTAGCGGGCCAGGACCACGGCGGACACGTAGGCGCAGGCCGCCAGCGCCCGCTCGTACTCCGGGGTGCCCGGCTCGTAGGAGCCGGGCAGGTCCTCCGGGGTGACCAGCAGGCGGGCCATGTCAGACGACCAGAGCCTCGAGTTGGCTGACCAACGTCGTGCGCTGCTTGCCGGTGTTCAGGTCGGTTTCGGCGGCGAGCGCATCGGCGGCGCGGAACGGGTCGCCGTCGACCCACGCCATGACTTCGGACACTGTGCCGTCGAGCGGCATCTCGTAGCCGCCGACAGGGGCGGCGGTCGGCCAGTTATCAGCGCAATACCAACTGCCGACACCGCTCACTGTGGTCGTCGGCCTGTTGGTCGTGCTCATGCCGCTGCTGACGTTTTCGCTGCCCACCCAAATAAAATCGCCCGTCGTAGTCATGGTGCAGAACCACTCGTGATAGACGCCCGTCTGGTTGTTGTTCGACGACGTCCGCACCGCTGGACCCCACGGCCCGAACCCGCTTGCACCCTTAGCTATGCCCAAGCAGACCGTCACAGAGCCGCTGCCGGTTGGGAACCTGAGGCCGTTGGTCTCGACGTAGACCGTCGAGCCGAGCCGCCGGAGTTTGACGGTTCCGGCGGTCATGCCAGCCGTGGAATTGAGCGCGACGCTGTGCCAACCAGTATCGGCCTCCGGTGCGATTGACCAGCCGCTGGGGGTCTTGACGTGCGCTTGAAAACCCAGACCCCCAGTGACGTGGGCGCGGGTGCCCGTAGCCGCGCTCGCCGGCAGCTGGTTGACCGCAGTAACCGTGAGCCAGCCCGACGAGGCCGCATTGACCTCGTCGATGCCCGCGAGCCGCTGCAGTTTCCCGCCGATGGTCGCCCACATCGCCCCGGCAGCGTCCACCTGCGCGAGGGTGTCCAGTGTCTTAGTCAGCCATTGGGTGGTGGGCGAGGTTGAGCCATCGGGGTGCACGATCATAATGGCGGGTTTCGTGACGTTGGTGCTGGCCATGGTGACCGCGCCGTCCATGGTCACGCTGAGAGTGCTGGCACCGGCCTGCGTCACCACCAGCGCACCGGCAGTGCCCGAACCGAGCAGCACCTCTCCGCCCGCGTTGGCGACCTTCAAAGCGCCCGTCATCGTGTCGCCAGCGGCCAACACGTAGCCGGGGTGCGGGTCAGCCTCGGCCACGTGCGCCGCAACATCAGCGTCCGAACCTGCGGGACCTGCGGGGCCTGCGGGACCGGTCGCGCCCTGTGGTCCAGCGGGGCCGGTTGGGCCGGTCGCCCCTGCTGCTCCGGCGGGGCCTGCGGGGCCTGCAACGCCTTGAGGCCCTTGGATCGAGCCGCCGTTGATCCATCCATCGACCTCGTCGAAAACCCACAGCTCGTCGCCTGGCTGCACCAAGTAGGCATCGCCCTGCGCCGCAGTCGCCGGCAAGTCGGCCACCGTGGGAACCTGGCCCTTGAACGTGATGCCCAGGCCCGGAGAGCCCTGGATGCCCTGCTGTCCCTGCGGCCCAGCGGGGCCAGTTGGTCCAGCGGGTCCGGTCGCACCGGTCGCACCGGCTGGGCCAGCAGGGCCGGTCGCGCCCGTCGCACCGGCTGGGCCAGCGGGACCGGCAGGGCCCGTCGCCCCGGCGGGGCCTGCGGGGCCGGTGCCGGCCGGGTGCGACTCGATCCAATCGGCCAAGGCCTTGGATGTGACCGGGTAATTCTTGACGAGGTCGGAGCCCACGACGTAGGGGACGCCCGATGCGGTTGTTCCAGCCATTGCTAGCTCGCTTTCGCAGTCTCGAAGGTGGCGGTCTGCTCGTCCCAGGTGCCCTCGGCGGCGTCCCATGTGTCCGGCGTGAGCACCGGGCCCCCGCCCGGCACCCAGGTCCCGTCGGGAAGGACGATCTGGTGCTCGCCGAGCGGCCCGATGGCGTCGGCGAGGTAGGGGTCGCCGCAGTAGTTGGGCGGGGTGGGCGTGCAATAGGTTTCGATGGGCGGGTGCGGCGGCAGCTCGGGTTTCGGCCGTCCCTCGAGGGTGCTGCTCATGCGCGCGGGTCCCCTTCCGGCAGGTTGATGTCGGTGATCGCGGTGGGCGGGATGCCCGGGCTCTGGTAGGTGGCGATGGACCCGCAGCAGCAGCAGCCGCCCTCGGGGTCCTCGTCGCCGCACACGCACGGCCCGGGCATCCTGCTCATCACTTGGTCGCGGCTGCCTTCGGTGTCAGCACGGACACCAGCGGGGCGCGGCCGCCGTTGTCGACGGTGACCGGGTTGGCCACCGCGAAGCCCACGCGCATCACGGCGCGCACGGCGATGCTGTCGCGCTCGGCCAGGTTGCCCCAGCCGGTCAGGCTGGCCTGGTCGAGGATCTTGATGGTCAAGTCCTGGCGCAGGCCCAGCAGGCAGGTGCTCTCGTCCACGGCGATGGCCGAGGCCTGGTTCGCGTCCCAGCCCAGCGGGTAGTTGACGTCCACGCCGTAGACGCTGCCGGTGTTGGCCGGGCCACCCGTGGGCACGAAGATGGGCAGGCCGTTGGCGTCGGTCATCCCGCGCAGCTGGCCCTTGAGGCTCTTGGCCGCGTAGAGGTCGGTGACGTCGCCGCCGAGCTCCTCGACCTTCGAGAAGAGGCCGTTCAGGTCGCCGGCGAGGTTGCCGCTGCCGGCCACCGTGTTGCCCGCGGCCGTCGCGACGCCGCACAGGCCGCCAGCGGGGAAGGTGGCGGGGGCTGCGGTGCCGAAGAAGACGGCGGCGTCCAGGACGCGGCCGAACTCCTGGGCGATCAGGTCTGTGACCTGCCCGACGACGTCGATGCTGGAGTCTGCGATGACGGTCTCAGAGATCGGGATGATGACGGCGATCTCCTCGGCCGTCAGGTAGACCTGGTCCCACGACGCCTCGGACAGGGGCTTGGGAGCCTGGTCGGCGGACAGGAAGGCCGCGCTGGGCATGGTGCTCAGCACCGGGATGCGGGCCACCTTCGAGCCGAGGCTGATGGTGGGCAGGGTGGACAGGGCGACGCTGCGGCGGGTCGCCTTCTGGATGATCGCGGTGGACACCTGCTCGGTGAACAGGGCCGCGGCGTCCTCGCGTGTGATGCCGTCGATTGCCATGGTGAGTCCTTGTCTGTGTCAGCGCCCGGTCATTGCCCGGAGCAGCTCGTTGGGGTCCGGCTTGCCCTCGGCGGGCCTGCCGGTGACGCCCACCCCGGCGGCGGCCGGTGGCGGGCTGGTGGGCCGGTTGGCCCGGATCTCGGCCAGCAGCGACTCCGCGTCGGCCTCCACCTCCTCGCGCGTGGACCCGGCCAGTCGCGCGGCCAGCGCGGCGGGCAGTCCCTTGGCCGAGGCGACCTCCATGCGCAGGGCTGCGGCCCGGGTCTGCTCGAGGTCCCGCTCGGCGCGCTCGGCGCGCTCCGCGAGCCTCTGCAGCTCGGTCTTCTCCGCCTCCTGCAGCTCGGCCAGCTGCCGCTCGGCAGCCTCCCGCTGCCTTGCCAACTGCTCGGCCTGCTTGCGCAGGCTGCGCTCGGAGGCCAGGGCCCTGCGCAGCCCGTCGAGGTCCTGCGGCTCGCCCGCTGGTGCCCCGTCGGCGGCGGCTGGGGCCTCCGGCTCGGTGGTGGTCTCGGTGGTGGTCTCGGTGCTGGTCGGTTCAGGCATCACGCCATCCCTCTCGTTCGGTTCCCTGTGTGTGGTGGTGCGCCGGGCATCGCGCCCGGTGGTCTCAGACGCCGGGGAACATCCCGGCGAGCAGGTCGCGCTCGGCCTCCAGCGCCTTCACGTGGCCGGCGAGCCAGCGGTCGTACTCGGCCAGGTCGAGGCCGGAGCCGGTGGCGGCGCGCTCGGCGGACATCTCCAGCGCGGGCCGGCACTTGGCCAGCAGGCCCTTGACCAGTGCCAGGCGCTCCGGGGTCTTGGCCCCGGGGCTGTTGAGCTGGAACGAGCGGCGGTCGGCCTTGGAGCCGGAGCCCCCGCGGCCGAAGCGCGGGGAGCCCAGCGCCTCGTAGGCGGCGCGGCCCTCCTCGGCCAGCCGCTCGGCCTCGCCGGGGTCGGTGATGGCCTCGGCCCGGCAGTGGCAGTGGTCGTGGTAGAGCATGCCCTTGCGCTTGCCCTCCTGCACGGTCTTCGCGGTCTGCTTGCTCGTGTAGACCGCGCCGCGGGTGGCCAGCATCAGGCAGAACTCGCAGGCGTTGGCGGTGGCGACCCTGCGCCAGCCCTCGAAGCCGGTGGACCCTTTGCGTGTGGCGATGTCGGCCACCGACTGGCGGACCAGCCGGCCTGGCTCGGAGTCGGCGATGGCGCGCAGGTGGTTGATGCTGCGGGTGATCGCCGAGGCCTCGTCCATGCCGTCGTTGATCCGCGCCTGGATGACGCGGGGGGTGGCGTCGAGGTGCTCGACGAGGTCGTGGGTGCCGTAGGTGCAGGCGAGCTCCGGCGGGGCCGGGCCGAGCAGCGCGCCCTCGGTGAGGGCCCCCGCGGTGGCGTTGTCCAGCGCCGCGGCGGCGTGGATCCCGGCCAGCCCCAGCGCGCGCTCCTGCGCGGTGAGCAGGGCGGCGATGACGCCGTCGCGGATCGAGAGCCACCAGGCGTCGTGGTTGCCGGCGGAGGGCCGGGCGACGGCTGCGAGCAGGGCCACGGTGGCGGCGTCCGACACCTCGGCGATGCCCTGCGACAGCCACTCTCCGGGGGCCTCGCGGGGGTCCATCAGCGGATGATCCCGAGAGCCTCAACCTGTGCTTGAGCCTTACGTTGAGCCTCGCGGGTCGCCAGGGCCTCCACCTGCTCGAGGTCGCGCTCGGTGGCGTCGGAGTAGCGGGCCAGGAGCCACGGCACGGGGATCCCGGCGGCTGCGAGCTTGGAGACCGCGTCGGCCACCTGCGCCGGGTGCCGGGTCTCTGGCCTGCGCCACTGCACCTGCATGCCCTGGTCGGACGCGGTGGCGGCGTCGCCCTCGGCCCTGGCGGCCAGGCGCAGCACCCGCTCCCACGACTCGCCGAACACATCCTGCTTGCGCCGGGTCTTGTAGATCAGGCCGGACTCGCTGGCCATCAGGGCCTCCGCGCTGGGCGGGTTGGCCTGCCCCCCGAGCAGGTAGTGCGCGGGGGTGCGGGTCACCGCGGCCAGGTGCCGGATGTCGGACTCGGCGGCCTCGATGAACGGCCGGATGTCGGTGGCGGCGATCAGTTCGATCTTCGCGCCCGGGTTCTCGATGAAGCTGACCACGTCGACGCCGGGCTGCAGGTCGGGGACGTCGGCCAGCGGCTGGCCGTCGGGGCCGAGCACCGGGCAGCCGTCCGGGCCGATCCGGTCGGGCAGCGGCTCGCCGATCACGACAGCCCGGACGAACGCCCCGAAGTGCTGGGACATCAGCCGGTCGAACGTTGTTTTCGCGATCCGGTCGAGCAGGTCGAAGCAGCCCTCGATCTCGCTGCGGCCGCGGCCGTCGAGGTCGGGGTCGTTCACGAACGGCACGACCGGGCACTCGCCCAAACCGTGCGGCAGCACGTCGACGAGCTGGAAGTCGCCCGTGCCGACGCGGAACGCGGGCTGGTCCTCGCGCCACCACAACCGCACCGCGGTCGGCTCATCGCCCACCGGCCGGGCGAAGCGGTAGGCCGCCTCGGCGTCGTAGAGCACCGCGTGCTGCACGGCCCGGCCGTCGAGGCCCGAGTCGGTCCAGGTGCGCAGCGCCCGGCGCAGCCGGGAGGGATCCTCCGGGTCGGTGTCGCCCACCGTGGTGGAGGCCGAGGCGCCGCGGATGCGCGCGCGGTCCCCATCCGGCCAGACTGCCACGAACGAGCAGCCGTGCAGGATCGCGTCGTGGTGCACCTGCGCCTGGTGCGAGTCCAGACCGGCGGACTGCCAGCGCGCCCACGACGCCTCGTCGCCGGCCACGCCGATCACGGCCAGCAGCTCTGCGGGGGCGTCGACGACCAGCCGCGCCCACGGGGAGCGGCTGGCGGCCATCAGCCGGCGGTATTCGACGGTGGCGTCGCGCGGCGCGAACGGCAGCGGCATGTCCCCGTCGCAGTACCGCTGCCGCTGGCGGCGGGCGGGGGCGGTGGAGCGCAGTCGCTCGGCCAGGTCGAGAGCGGCCTGCCTCGCGGCGGAATCGCTGAGCGCCACGGTCGCCCCCCTTCAGGTCTAGTAGGTGGCGCGGCGTGCGCGCCGGAACGTCTTCTGCTGCTTGCCCCAGCCGGCTGCGATGGCGTCGGCGCGGGCCTCGTAGGCCAGTGCCGCGCCGACGACGGCGTCGATCTTGCGCTCATGGGACTGCTTGCGCACCAGTCGCAGCGATCCGCGTCGGCGGACCCCGGCGTTTGCCAGGTGCTCGGACATGCGCGGATCGCCGGAGTGCCACAGCACCCCGTTGACGAGGTCGGTGTGCAGCCGGTCCAGCGCCCGGGCCATCGCCATGTCCCGGTTGGTCGGCCATTCGGCCACCATCCCGCCGAACTCGGAGGCCCACGCCCCGATGTCACTGCGCCACTCGTGCGGGTCGGCGTACAGCCTGGACACGTCGTAGCGGGCGCAGGCCTCCCTGACCGTGGCCAGCACGTCATCGCGGGGAACCTCCCAGCCGACCCCGGCCGGGCCGTGCGGCTTCTCCCACATACCGACCGGGAACAGGAACCCGTCAGACATGCGGCAGCCGATGAGCACCGTGGAGTCGTCGGACAGGGAGCCGTCGAAGCCCAGGGCGATGGCCTCGCCCGGCGCCACGACCTCGGCGCGGGACTGCCGCTGCACCACGTCTGTGGGGATCCATGCGTCGCTGCCCGATATGGCGCGGTTCAGGAAGTACCGGGCCGCGGTGGCCTCGTCCGGACATGAGCGCGGGTCACGCATCTCCCGGTACAACCGCTGGATGTCCATCCACGCCGCGGCCGGCCCGTACACGTCGGCCAGCTGGCGCACCGTGTGATCCTCGTCGCCGAGGTCGATGCGGCCCTTGGCCTCCCGGTGGTCGACCAGAACCGACGGACCCAACTCGCCCTTGCGCCACGCGGTAAGCGTCTGCTCGGCGATGGACTGCTCACCCGGCTGGTACGCCGTCGTGGTCTGCATCAGCCACGGCTCGGCCAGCTTGCGCTTGCCCAGGTTGCGGCGCACCGTCGCGTACATGCTGCGCAGCTCCCGCAGCGTGTAGAGGTGGGTCTCGTCGGCCACCACGAAAGTCTCTTTGCCGCCGTCCTTGCTGGCTGCGCCTGCCGTGCTCGCGCGGATCTCGCCACCCTGAGGCAGGTACAGCGCCGTGGCGCTCTGGTACTGCCTCGCACCCTTGACCCCGCCGAAGATTCGCGGGTGCACGTCGGGCCCCCATTCGTGCACCAGGAACGCGACGACCTCGAAGGTGTTGCCGGCCTGGGACTCCTCCGTGGCCAGGCACTTGATGAGCGGCGTTGACACCGGCCGGCCCACCGGCCAGCCGTCGGCGTCCCAGCCGTCGAAGCGCACCGGCCCGAAAGCCTCGGCAACGGCGATCAGCCCCGCGAGTTCCGACTTCGCGCGACCCTTCGGCCTGGACAGCACCGCCTCGTCGAACATGCGCCGGCCCGTCGCCGGGTCCAGGCGGTACGCGTCGAGGATGAACCGCTCGAACTCGGCGTCCAGTCGCAGCGGCTGGCCGGCGATGTCGCCGGGGCCGTGGCACGCGTGCGCCGACAGCCAGTCGATCACGTCGTAGCCGAGGCTGCAGACGTAGCCCTCGTGGCCTCCCCAGGCCATGGTCAGATGGCGCGCAGGCGCTCGCGCGACGACTTGGTGGCGTCGGGCGCCTTCACCCCGCCCGGGCCGGGCCTGCGCTGCGGGCGCTCGCCGGTCTCCGGGTCGGGCAGGCGCAGCATGTTCATCAGTTGCTTGTAGGTCTGGCGGCAGCGGTTGATCTCCGGCGCCGCCGGGTGCACCTTGCCGTCGACGACCATGCCCTCGGCGCGCAGCAGCCGGTGCAGCTGGTCGATCTGGTCCTTGAGCCGGCACGCCTCGACGGCGAGGTTGCGGTCGGGGTTGTGCTCGTCCGCCAGGGCGGGGTCCCGGTCGAGGATGTCCTGCCACTGACGGCGTCCGGCGGCGAGCAGTCCGGCACCGGCGGGGATCGGGTGGGTCATCGCGCACCTCCTCGGGGTGCTGGCCTGTTCTGGGCGGAAAAAATCGGGTTGGTTTTCGGGTTGGGTTGGTTGGTTTTCGGGTTGCGCGTTGGAGTCGAGCTGGCTTAGGCGCTGCCGTTCCCCAACAGAACCCGCAACGCAAGTTCCGCTTGTTGGGGCACAACCCCATTGCCCAACGCCTTTAGTTGTGCTGCACGGCTCAGCCCGATCGCCGGGTCAGTGACCCAACCGGGTTCCAAACCCATCATCCACTCGACAAATCGCGGGTTGAGCCGTGGCCCGTTGCGACCTGGTTCGGTTGGTGGGGGCGCGTCACGCCCGCTCGCGGTTTCCCAACGGGCCACCGCACCGGCGTAGGGTCCAAACTCTGGCCGTATCGCGACGGTCCAAAGGTTGTGATCGTCGCGGGTTCCTCTGCCACGATCTTTTGTTTGGTCATTGTGTTCCGCGGCTACGGCGGTAGGGGTTGGTAGCAGTTTCGCTACGGCGGTTTGAATGTCGGTGCCTCCGTCGCCGTGGTTGTTCGCCCCGGTGGCCGCGTTCGCTCGTGGTGTCGGCAGCAGGTTCACTCTGTCGTGAATCTGAGCGCGCGGCTCAGATTGTCCACGTCGTCCGGCCTGTGCTTCGCGGGACCAATCAGAGTGTCTTTGTGGTCCCTCGCGGCAGGTGTTGGCAGGTTGGGCGACGATGAACACCCTTGCGCGGGCGTGACAAGCCCCGGCATCGGAAGCGCGAACAGTTCCCCATTTCGCGCCATACCCCATTTCGGCCAAGTCTCCACAAACACTTCCAAGTGCCCGCAGAACATGACCTGATTCGTCTCCCACACACACCACGCGCAGGGCTGTAGGTCGCTCGCGGCTGGGGCTGAGAGGATTCCAAGCACATTTTCGATGACTACCAATCGTGGTTGCAGAATGTTGATTGCGTAAGCCATGTGCGACCACAGGCCTGACCGTGTTCCGGGTTTGATCCCTGCGCGTTTACCGGCGTGGCTGAGGTCTTGGCATGGGAAACCACCTGTGAGGATTTCGACGGGTTCGGCTTCGGCCCAATCAACGGCGGTAACGTCGCCCAAGTTCGGGATGTGCTGGTAGTGGTGTGCGAGCACTTGGGCGGGATTCTTGTCCACTTCGCAGTGCCAGACCACACGACCGCCGAGAACGGCTTGCACGGCCAGGTCCAAACCGCCGTAGCCGGTAAACATGCTTCCAATGCGAATGTCACGCACGCCGCTGCACCCTCACGGATTCCAAGCACCCCTCGCACCAGTTGAACTTTCACATGAAAAGCATTTCAGGGGTTTGGACCGCGAATTGCATAGCCGGACGGTAAGGAAGGGCGAGGCGGGGGCGGGTGTCCCCCCCCACATGCACCCCAGAGGCCCGAGAAGGCCCCTTGCAGGCCCTCAACCCACCGAACTGGCATCCAGTCTAGGGGTACGAGCCTCGCGGCCCTCCTAGGCCCCTTCTAGCGATTCTGCCTCTCGGCCAGGGTCTTGGCCGTGTGGCAGACCGAGCACACCGCCTGCAGGTTCTCCAGCCGGTGGTCGTCGCCGGCGACGACGTGGTCGACCTCGGTGGCGCGGACCGTGCAGCCGGCCCCGGCGATCCGGCAGCGGTGGCGGTCGCGGGCCAGCACCAGCCTGCGGCGCTGGGGCCAGTCCCGCGGAAGGCGCGAGGCCCGGTCGCTGGTGGACCAGGCGGGGCGCCGGTGCGTCTCGCAGCGGCCGTCGGGTCCGGCGGCATCCGGGCAGCCGGGCCGGTTGCAGACCCTCGGGGCCCTCGGCATCGGCACCTCCAAAGCATGGCAGCGGGCGGCACCCCCCGCCCCTCCCCGAGTCCGAGAGACACTGCCCGCGCTGCGCGCAGCCTACCGAGGCGCGGCGACACGCTGTCAAGCGTCCACCCGGGAGAAGTCCCGCGGCACCTGGACCATGCTCCCGCGGCGCCGGATCTGCCCGGAGCGCGCCCAGCGCTGCACGGTGCGAACGCTGACCCCCAAAGCGTGGGCGCAGGCCTCGGCGTCGACCCACACGTCGGCCGCGCTGTCGGCCAGCGCGACGAGCAGCAGCCTGCGGGTGGTCCAGTGCGACCCGCAGCCGCGGCAGTCGACCTCGCCCTGCTCGCGCTCGATGCGCAGCGCCCGCCCGCAGCGGTCCTCGCCTTCGTCGGCGGGGCAGGCGATGACCAGCGCGGGGGCGTTGGGGTCGCCGAGCACGGCGATGTGCGCGGCCCGGAGCCTGCGCACGTCCTGGGCGAACTCGTCGGCCGCGGGGTGGCGCTGGGCGGCCTCGGGCCACTGCGCCCGCAGGAACCTGATGATCCCGGCCAGGACGTGCCCGGGGTCGGTGCTGGTGTTGCGCAGGCTGGTGGCCAGGCCGTAGGCGGCCAGCCCGAGGTGGTTTCGCCAGTCCCGCTCCCAGGCCTCGAGCTCGCGGATGGCGTCGCTGGCCAGCGCGAGGTCCAGCGCGGTGACGCGCACCCCGAGGCCGCGCTCGGCGCTGCGGCCGCCCCCGGTGGTTCCGGGGTGCAGCGCGTGGGTGGCGAGGCGCTGCAGCAGCCCGATGTCGGCGAGGTGCCGGTCGGTGCGCGCCACGCACCCGTCGCAGCAGCCCCAGGACTCCAGCGGCCGGTTGCAGACCAGGCAGGCGGGGGACGGCTCGGCGGGGTCGCCCCCGGTGGAATATGAATTCGAATTGATCTCGCCCATTTCCTTCTCTCCCTCGATCATGCGTCGCGCCGGTCGCGCTGGAATTTGTCGCCCTGCATTCATCGCTTCGGAATTCGCTCGGCCTTTTTTCAATAGGGCGGAATTGCTTCCCGGCCGGGCGCGGGCTCGCTGGCCCACCAGTCGCGCGGCAGCGGCCGGCCGCACCGGTGCTCGGCGTGGATGCCGTCGAGGCGGCTGTGGTGGGCGATGGCCCACGCGTCGCGCAGCTGCAGGCGCACGACCGACCGGGTTCCGACGTTGGTGTAGGTGGCCCTGCCCTCGAGCAGCGCGAGGTGCTCGGATCCGGGGTTGATCGGGGTCACCTCGGCGGTCGCGGTGAAGGCGCAGATGTCGGCGTCGTCACCGACCAGGACGGGCCATCCGCAGTGCCTGCAGAGGCTGATCGAGGCGGGCCTGCTCACCGCTGGGACCCGGCCGGGAGTGCCGCTTGTGCCGCTTGTAACGGATTTTCCGTATGAGCGTCTACATGCGCGTGTGTAGACGGAATGTAGGAGAGAAGCGGCACAAGCGGCACTCGGAGATTTTTTTTCGCCTGAAACCCTTCTGCCCCAAGGGTTTCAGGCGGTGCCGCTTTGTTATCCACAAGCGGCACCAAGCGGCACCTTTTCGACCCTAAGCGGCACCGCCTGTCAGCCCCGCTCATGCCATCCACCAGCCTCCCCGCCGTCCTCGCTGAGGAGCCAGATGTTGGTCAGGAACTTCCCGCGATTGGTGCGCCCGTGCCCGACTCCGTGCTGCCCGACGAGCTGCTGGGTGAAGGCTCGGTGCGTCTGCGGCTGCTCCCCGAGGCCCCGGCAGAACGCCTCGTAGTCGGCGAACGCCTTGGCGCTGGAGAGCTTGACGTCCCCGCCCCCGCCGACCCTGCAGCGCTGCTCGACCCACTGCTCGATGGTGTCGGTGGAGCTGCGGTAGTCGTTGGTCGCGGCGAGCACGATGGGCGGGTCGGCGAGCCCCATCCGCGCGTATTCCGCAGCGCCCTGGGCGACCCAGGCGATGATTTCCGATGAATTCTCGGTGGCCAGTTTCTGGGCCAGCCCGCTAATTCTCTCGGAGGCCGGAATTGTTTTATCGAAAGGAATCTTCCGGATTCTCCGGAAGAAACTCTCACCGCCGGATCGGACGCTGGGCTCGTGGTTCCCGAGCAGCAGCAGGGTGTGCGTGGGCACGAAGTCGAAGTGGTCGGCGCGCATGAATCGGGCCGTGAGCAGGTCCCCGCCGGTCAGTTGTTTGACCTTGCTCTCGTCGAAGCGGTCGGCGTCGCCGATCTCGGAGCAGACGACGAGGCGCAGCCCGGCGAGTCGGGCGATCTCGGTCTCGTGCTTGTCGTGGGAGCTGGCCATGAGGAACCGGGCGGGGGCGCTGCCGGCGTAGGTGCCGAGGGCCGCCATGAGGCTGTCGGCGAAGACGCTCTTGCCGTTGGCGCCGTGGCCGAACATGAAGGGCAGGATGTGCTCGCGGACCTGCCCGATGGCCATGAGCCCGGCGAGGCGGCGCAGGTAGGCGATGAGCTCGGGGTCCTCGTGGGTGCTGGCGAGGAACCGCAGCCATGCCCCGTCGCCGGGCCCGGGCGCCGCGGCGGTCATGCGGGTGCACAAGTCCTCGGGTGTCGCCGGCCGCAGCTGCCCGGTGCGCAGGTCGATGATGCCGCCGGGGGTGTTGAGCGCCCACGGGTCGGCGTCGAGGTCGTCGAGGCGGATGGCGACGCGGGGGTCGGTGCAGGCCATGGCCAGCGCCCCGGTGGTCCCGGCGGCGGAGAGTGTGCGGCGGTGCTGGCCGGCGGGGCCGATGGCGCGCAGCATGAGGTCCTTGCTCATCTCGCGCACGCGGGTGGCCTCCTGGTGCCTGCCGTCCCAGCTCCAGCGCGCCCCGTCCCACACGATCCACTGCCTGCGCTCGACGATGTAGCGCAGCTGGTGGGCGTGGTGGGCGAGGATGATGTTGGCGTGCCAGGTCTCCGACCAGTCGGCGCTGGCGGGGTGCTGGTCGGGCTGCGCGACGGCGGCGAGGGCCTGCTGCTGCCCGCCGACGACGCTCAGCGCGGGCCGCGCGACCTGCGCGGGCACGAGGCTGATCTGGGGCCTCTGCCGCCCGTAGCCCTTGGCGGCGAGGTCGCGGGCGGCGGCGGCGAGGTCGCCGTTGTGGTTGAGCCTGGCGTGCGCCCCGAACTTGTCCAACGGGACCTCGCAGGGCAGGTCGGTCGAGGTGCTGAAGACGAAGAGGTTGTCGCCGTCGCCGCGGGTGCCGGTGGTGGCCGAGATCCCAGGCGACTTCTTGCCGGGCCGCCGCCAGCCCCATCCGCCACCGATGCGGCAGTGCCGCTGCCAGCCGTGCGGCTCGAGGATGTCGCCCCAGTCGGCACGGGCGTTGAAGTCGTCGCCGGGGCGCGGGCCGTCGGCGGGGTCGTGGCCGCTGGGGCGCGGGGCCTCGGCCTGCTCGACGGGCATGGCGTCGAGCATGTTGATGATGGCGTGGACCCGGTCGCGCTCCTCGCCGGTGATCGTGGCGACGGTGTCGGGCCCGCCGGCCTCCAGCACCCACGCCTGCCCGGTGGGGTGTGTGGTCCCGGCGCTGGGGGCGACGACGCTGAAGCCGCCCTCGCCGCGCGTCTCGGCCAGCACCTCGATGGCGCCGGTGTCGGGGTCGCGCCTGCGGGCGAGCTTGGTGTTGCGCCGGGCGGTCCCGTCGGTGACGCGCACCAGCCAGTGCAGGCCGCCGGAGGGTGTGCGCTCGCGGTAGCCGCTGTCGATGCGCGCCCAGACGTCGCCCAGGCCGTGGTCGTCCATGAGTTCGGCGACCTGCTTGTCCATGCCCTCGGCCACGGCGCGGCCCTCGAGCTCGATCATCTCGGCCTGCCCGGACACCGCCCCGGTGAGCACGCCGATGCCGTGGTGGCGCTGCGCCCAGGCGAGGACCTGCTCGGTGCTGGGCGGCTGGGACTGGAAGGCCTTCCACGGCACGGCGGGGGCCTTGGTGCCGTCGCCGCTGACGGGCAGGACGGCCCAGCCGAGGCTGTGCAGCCGCAGGGCGGTGTTGATGAGCGCGGTGGTCAAAGTCATCCCCTGTGTTCAGGCGCTGGCGGTGCCCCCGGCCCGGACCTTGTTGGGCCGGGGGCGGTGTGCGGTGGCTGGTTTCAGCCGAGGTTGGCCAGGGCGGCGACGACCTCGGCTGACAGCCCGGTGGCGGCGATGACCGCGGCATGGTCCACGCCGGCGGCCAGCAGCTGCTTTGCGGTGTCGACGGGCGATGCCGCTGCCGCTGCCGGCTGCTGCGGCGCGGGGGCCGGTGCGGCCGGTGCCTGCGGCTGCTGGGCGAGTCCGAGCGCCGTGTTGGCGGCGCTGGCCGGGGCGGTGTAGGTGGCCGCGTAGGTCTTGGGCGGGTTGAGGCCGCGCTCGGCGGCGCCGTCGCCGGTGTAGGTGACCTGCAGTGTGCCGCCGGTGTCCAGGCCGGTGGCCCCGGCCTTGCGCACCGCGTCGCGGATGGCGTTGGTCAAGTTCCGGCCCTTGATGTAGACCTTGCGGGCACCGTCGTCCTCGGGGTTGGAGGGGTCGCGGTGGTTGGTGCCCTCGAGGGTGGCGACGACCTGCATGCGCGGGCTGCCGTCCTTCCAGGTCAGCGGCTCGCCGGTCTGGAAGTCGGTCTGCGGGGCCGCCTCGAGGTTGCTGATGGTCCCGGTGATGGTGGCGCCGGGGGCGTCGAACTTCGCGGCGGGGATCCCGCCGCCCATGAGCAGCTGGTTCGGTGATGAGGTCACGGTGTCCTGGCTCCTTTGCTGATGAGTGATGCGGTGCGGTCCGGGCGCACCTCGCGCCCGGGGTCACCGGGGCACGCCCTGGTGAGGTCTGTGGCCCCCGGTTGGAACATGGGGCAGAACGGGCAGTGCGCGTCGGCGGTGGGCAGCAGCGGCAGGGCCGCTGGGCCGAGGTCGCGCAGCAGGTGGGCGGTGGTGGTGGCGGCGGCCAGGGTGTCCTCCGCGATCCATGCGGCGTAGGGCTCGGACCACCAGTGGCTGTCGGTGAACTCCCCATCGCGGGTCCAGAAGAAGACCGCGACCTCGCGGACGTCGTGGCCGGCGAGCTGGAAGCCGCGCCCGTAGAGGTGCGCCTGGCGCTGGTACTGCTCGCCGGGGCCGTGGGGCCGGTACTTCTCGCGGATCATGTTGCGCGTGGTGAACTTCCAGTCCACGACGGTGCCGGTGGCCAGGTCGAAGAGGTCGCACGAGCCCCAGATGTCTGTGCCGTCGACCTGCCCGACCATGACCTTGCGCTCGGTGAGGAACCTGTCGGGCTGCCGGGCGATGATCTGCTCGAACTGGGCGTGCAGGGCGGTGCCGACGAACGGTTTCCACGCGGTGCCGCGCTCGTTGGCCTCGGGGGTGCCGGCCAGTTTGTGCCCGGTGCGCCGCTGGCAGGGGTGCCCGAGCTCGCTGGGCCCGGGCAGCCGCTGGCTGTTGCGCGGCTGGCCGTCGATCCCGGCGCGGATCATCTCGACGAGCTCGTCGCGCAGGCTCATGTCAGGCCCCCCGCGGTGAAGAGGTCGGGCTCGTCTGGGTTGATGCAGGACGGGCTGGCCCAGATGCGCTCTCGCTGCTCGTTGCCGTTGGCCCCGTATCCGGCGTTCGTGGCGAGGCCGCGCCGCTTGCCCCATCCGGCGGCCTCGAGCGCGGGATATTCGCCGTCGTAGCCGGTAATGACGATGCGCAAGTCGGGCGGGGCGGCAAGTGCCCACTGTTCTACGGCGTGGTGCAGCGGTTCACCGCCTGCGCCGTAATAGTCCGCGCCGACGCTGTAGGGCGGGTCCAGGAAAACCCCGACTGCAGGATTGGTGGCCGTGGCCCTGGTGACTGAGGGCTTGAGCACCCGTTCCCACGACCCGCAGGTGATGCGGACCTTGGCGAGCCTGACGGCCAGTGCCCGCAGGTAGTCGGTGACCCCCTGCCCCGCGTCACGGAGGTGCGGGAGTTCGCGGTGCACCCCCCTCCCCGCGTCACGGAGGTGCGGGAGTTCGCGGCGCACCCCCTGCCCCGCGTCACGGGTGTTGACGAGGTGCCCGTCGACGACGCGCCACGGTCCGCTGTCCCACGGGTTGCCGATCCCGCAGGCGGCGACGTACAGCCACCACCCGGCAGCCTTCGCGTCGTGGTGCTCCGGGTCGCCCTCCAGCCACGACACGAGGTCGGGGGTGCGCCGCTCTTGCAACCAGGCCAGCCTTGCGTGGTAGTCAATCTCGGTGACCGGACCGAGACAGTACCGGGCGGTGTCGTCTGGCGACAGTTGGATGGACCGCCAGGCGTTGACCAGCCAGCCGTCCAGGTCGTTCAGCGTCTCCACGCGCCGCCCGGTGTGCGTGGCTGGCCGTGCGAGCAGGACGGCGGCGGACCCGCAGAACGGCTCAACGTAGCCGCCCACATCTCCGAGCAGGTCCCACACGATAGGCGCGGCGCGGCGTTTGCCGCCGAAGTAGGGGAAGGGTGCGCGCAGGCTCACCTGGCGGCCACCTTCGCCATGTGCGGCGCGGACTCCTTGCAGCACAGCTCGTAGACGGCCGGCGGCAGGATCCGTTTGACGGCTGCGGGGTCGAGCCTGGGCACGGTGCACAGCTGCTGCTGCTCGGCGGTGAGCAGCCCGAGTGCCAGGGCGGGGTCGAAGGTCTTGCGCACGGTGACGCGCCAGCGCGGCTGCCCGTCGACCTCGATGGTGCCCCCGGTCTCCACGGCGTCGAGCAGCAGCCCGCGCAGCCGCTCGACCTCCTCGGCGATGGTGGCGGCCTCGGCCTCGAGGGCGGCGAGCCTGCGTGCGGTGGCGGCGACGTCGGTGATGTTGGTCATGCGGTCTCCTGCTCGATGCGGTGGATGGTGATGCGCAGCCCCGGCGCGCTGCCGGGGCCGGCCCATGTCTTGGTGGCGCCCAGTCGTGCCATTTGGGCGTCGTCGCCCCAGACCCCGGCTGCGGTGATCGCGTCGCAGGCCGCTCGGGCGAGCTTGTCGAGGTCCGGGGTCTGGGTGTGCAGGTGCGGGGCGCTGGGCCGCAGCAGCCCCTTGGCGGTGCTGTGCGACTTGGGCCGGGGCAGGCGGAAGTCCATCTCGACGGCCATGGGCCCGCCGGTGTCCCAGCCCTCGGGCACGGCCTGCTGGGCGGCCACGACGATGGCGTTGCGCCAGAGGGCGTGCCGCTGGCCGCTGTTGTTGACGACGACGGCGCGGCCGCGCACTGGGATGGCGCGGACGCTGCCCTGCGGCACGGGGGCGCCGTGCACCTCGAAGGCGATGCTGCTCATGCCGCACCTCCGAAGAGGAACGCCCGCAGCTCGTGCAGGATCGCCCTGCGCTCGTCGGCGCGGGCCTCGGCCACCAGCGCGGCCACGTCTGTGGGCTGCAGCCGGCAGTCGCAGTGCCTCCACATCTGCCCGCACACGCCGCACAGCTCGTCGAGCGCCCTCATGCCTCCTCCATCTCCTCGAGGCAGCCCTCGCAGGTGCCGTCCTCGTCGAAAGGCCCGTCCACGTCGCCGCAGTGGCGGCACCGGATGTCCATGCGCATCTCCCTCGTCCTCTTCTTCTCGGCCCGCCGGTACGCCGCCCAGGCCGCGGTGCACGAGCCGCACCGGCAGCCCTTGCGGTAGTTGCCGGCCTCGCCGCAGCGCGTCGGGTCCGGCGCTCCCGATCTGGTGCGCCGGGCGGCGCGGTGCCTGCCCGCGAAGACCCCGCCGAGCTCTTCCGCCGCGGCCCACTGGCCGCACTCGGTGCTCACCGGGCAGCCGGCGCAGATGGCCCGGGCCGTGTCGCGCTGGCGCTTGGAGCCCACGGCCGCGTCGAAGATCGCCCAGAGCCCGACGCAGGAGGCCCGGGCCATCCACCCCTGGCGCCTCAGCACGCCCGGCCCTCCGGCGTTTGCGGTCTCACGACGCCCACCCCCACAGATCGGGCCTCGAGTGCACGACGCGCACATGCCGGGCGACCAGCGCGGGGCTGGAGTACCCGATGCGCCGGGCGGTGTCGGTGTCGAGCTCGGCGCCCGAGGCCGCCTCGGCGCTCGCGCGGTCGCAGGCCCCGCAGCCGGTCGTGGGCTGAGCCGCCAGGGGCCTGCGCCTGCGCCTGCTGGGGCTGGGGCTGGGGCTGGGTGGCGGTGGCGGCGGGTCGACGGACAAGATGGCCACGCTGGTCCGCGCGTGCGTCCTGGTGGTGGTGCCGATGGCGATCCCGCGCACGCAGCGCAAGCTGAGGCCCGCGGCCTCGGCGATGCCGCGCAGCGTCATGCCGGCCTCGCGCAGTTCGTCGATGTGGTCGCGGACCTCGCCGGCCGGGGTCAGGTCGGTCCCGAGTCGCTTCCAGCGGCGCTTGTACTCGCGGCGCTCGCGCTCATCCATGTGCCCTCCTGGCGTAGAGGCGCACCGATGTCGGCGTCGGCGATTCCCAGCGCCACAGGCACGCCTCGCAGCAGGCCCTCCACCGCTGGGGCGGCAAAGGGATGCCGTCGATGAGCCCCTCGGCGCGCACCTCGATGCGGGTGCCGGTGCCGCACTCGCATGCCCGGATCCCGGTCGTGTGAGCGGTTTCACCCGCTGCTGGCTTTGTCCCGGCGTTGGCACCGGCTACCGTTTTCAACAAGTCGATCCCCCTCCGTTTGGTCGCGGTAGGACTGGCTTTTTTCGGGGCCGCTGGTAACGGCCCCTGACTGATGAGTGAGTGAATTCGGAGCGCCGTGGGCGTCGCCGTGGCTGCGGCGCGCCGCTCAGCAGGTGCAAAGGTTCGGCCTGAGGCCGCATCCCGAACAGGCCGGGGCACTGGGGTGTCTCGCCCGGGATGCGGCCTCAGCGCATTGCGGGCAGACCGGGGCGCCGTTGTCGTCGAGGGTGTGCGGCCCGGCACGGTCCCCGCACGCCCAGCAGGCCGGGGTCACTCGAGGACCCCGAGCACCCAGGCGACGGCGAGGATGACAGCCATGGCGACCAGCGGCCTCATGCCGCACCCCGCAGGGAGCGCGCCAGGTAGGCGCCGAGGTGCTCGGCACTGACGCGGATGGCCCCCCCGAAGGCGAAGTGCTCGAGCTCCCCGCGCTCCAAGATCCGGTAGATCGTCGCCTTGCCGACGCGCAGATGGTCGGCCACCTCGGCGACGGTGAGCAGCGGCGGCTCCGGCGCCACCGGCGCCTCCCCGGCGTCGTCGGCCGCGGACTGCAGGTCGACGACGATGGCGTCGGCGAGGCACGGGGCGCAGACCGGGTCGGGCCCGTGGTCGCAGACGGCCGCGTCGAGGTGGTGCAGGATCGCCAGCCGGAGGTCGGCGGCGGATGTGCGGATCAAGCTCACGAGGTGGCTCCGAAGTGTGGGGAGGGGGAGGTCCTGCCACCCGGCACGGGGGCGTCCGGGCGGCAGGGGTCTGGGGTGGATCAGGCGCTGGCGCCGAGGCTGGGGACCTCGCGCGTCATGGCCGCGTCGAGGTCCGCGCGGCGGTAGCGCCGCAGTCGCCGGTTGCCCGGCATCGTGTAGGCGGTCACCAGCCCAGTCCGGGTCCAGATGAGCAGGGTCTTGCGGTGCACGCCGAGATATTCGGCGGCCTCTGCGCTGGTCAAGTAGCGCTCGTCTTCAAGGTCCTGTGATGTATCGCTCACAAGGGGGTACTCAACTTCAAGATTCTGAAGGTGTCAAGCAAAGTGCGAACATTCCTTGAAATTCCCTCGACGGCACAGCAAGATGGAAGGCATGAGCAGACGGCCCTTGATGCTGGGAACCGACCCGGACGCGACCATCGCGCGGACGGTCAAGCAGCTGATGTTTCACCGGGGCATCGAGGTGGCGGAGTTCTGCGCTGCCATCGGCATGTCCCAGCCCACCTACTACGGCCGCATGGCCGGGCGCTCCAAGTGGGGCGCTGCCGAGGTGGACCGCGCCGCAGCGGCGCTCGACGTCCCGGTCCAGGTCCTCTACGACGGCCTCGACCTGGTCGTCCCGAGGGGGTCCGTTGACGCTGGCGTTACTCGCGGGTATCCGCGCCTGGCCGCCTGAAGGCCGTGGCGCCGCCGGCTTTGGGCGATATGCGTTATTGCTCCTGTAATGCCGGTGCCTGATCGTCCCCCGTCGCGCATCCACCCACCCCGGCGGGACATAGTCGCCCCACATCGGACCTAGCGCCAAATTGCGGGGCTCTTGCAGCGGGGAGGGTGAACAGATGAGCAGCACGGGGCTGACGTTCCACCAGTGGCTGCGGCTGCGCGGGCTGCGGCCGGCCACGATCAGGGCGCGCATGTCGGTGGTCCGCACGGCCGAGGCGGCGCACGGGCCGCTGGGGGAGTGGACCACGGAGACCGTGGCGAAGTTCTTGATGTCCTATCCGGGGCAGCAGACGCGCGTCTCCTACCGCCAGCACATCGCTTCTTGGTTCGAGTGGGCTGGGCTGCCCGACGTCACCGAGGACCTGCCGCCGATGCGGCCCCCGCGCCGGATGCCGCGGCCGGTCACCACCGAGCAGGTGTGGGAGATCGTGGGCCGGGCCCAGAACGACCAGGAGCGGATGTGGGTGCTGCTGATGGCCTACGGCGGCCTGCGCGGCATGGAGGTCGCGGCCACGGGGCCGCAGCACCTGTTCGGCACGAAGCTCTACCTCCCCGAGGTCAAGGGTGGCGGGGACGGCTGGCAGACGCTGCCGGAGTGGCTGGCGCTGCGCCTGGCGTGGTGCCGGTCGTGGTCGGTGTCCGTGGGCCACATCCGCTCGAGGGTGACGAGGATGATGCGTGAGGCCGGGGTTCCGGGCTCGCCGCACCAGTTGCGCCATCACTTCGGCACCGAGGTGCTGCGCGCCAGTGGGAACCTGCGCACGACGCAGGAGCTGATGCGGCACAAGTCGCCTTCGTCCACGGCGATCTACACCGAAGTGCAGGATGCCGACAGGCAGGCCGCAGCCGACTCCCTGCCAGGACCCCCGGCTGCGTGACCGGCCCCACCTAGCGACGACGAAACCACCCCCCGCCCGGACCGTGTGAGTCCGAGCGGGGGGTGTGTCATTTCTTAGCCGTCGCAGTCGCGGACCTCGCCGTCGCGGGCGACGCGGAAGTGCCGCACGGCCTTGTGGCCGGAGATTCGCCGCTTGCCGAGCCAGTCCTCGACCCTGTCGAGCAGCCAGGCCAGCAGGCGGCAGGCCAGATGGTCCAGCGCGGCCAGCATGCTCAGCCCGCCGGCGCTAGCGCCCGCCCCAGGTTTCGCACACCCAGCAGTCTTTGCCGGGGCAGCGTCGAATCCTGCGCCGCACACCAGAGCCGTGGCCGTGCTCCTCGAGGTGCCACACCGGGGAGCAAACCCAGCAGCCATCGCCGGCGCATCGGTGGCCTTTTGCCGCCCTTCGTTTCTTGTCCTTGCGGCCCGACGCCGCCCCCGCCACCAGCACCATGACCGCAGCCAGCAGCGCGGCCAGTGCCAGCGCCAGCAGCGGCCACGCGCTCATGCGACACGACCTGTCCTCATCGCCGCCTCCCCGCACCGGCCAGGCCGAAGCCGACCACCGTCAGCGCCAGCGCCGCAGCCACCCAGCCGGCGACGGGGAACCCGGTCTCAGCCAGCGCTCCCCTGGCTTCAGCAGCTGGTTCGGTTGGCGATGGTGCGTTCGTTGCCGGCGCGGTGGTCTGTTCGCCCGGAACGTTGACCTCCAGCGTGACGACCGTAGGCTCGCCGTCCTCCGCAAGCCCCGTGGCCGTCACCAGCCACGAGCCCGGCCCGAGCGGCAGCACCGCCATGCCTTTGCCGGAGGCGTCCACCCGCACATCCACCGAACCAGTGGCGCCGGCGCCGCCCAGTTGCCGCCAGCGAACCCGCACCACCCGCTCACCCATCCACCCGCCGAGGTGGATCCGGGTCCCCCCGGCGGCGATGTCCGTTGCCACCGCGCTCGGGGGCAGCGAGGGAGGGTACGACGGTGCGGCTGCGGTTGCGGGCGCGGCGGTGACAGCCAGCAGCAGCGCTGCGATGAGGGCCCTCATGCTTGAGCCCTCTTCTTGCTGGCGGCCCTGCGGATCGGCGGGGGGAACTCGTCGAGGATCTCGGCCAGCCGGTGCGGGGGGAACTCGTCGGGCCCACCCTCGACCTCGACCTCGACCTGAGGATCGGGGTCCATGCCGGTGGCATCCGGTGGAGGGGCCCAGTCGTTCAGCTCGGCCTCAGCCGCCGTCGTCTCCCCGGACGAATCGGATGGCCCTGTCGGCTGGGTCGGTGGCAGCTCTGGCAGCGGCTCGGGCCGCGGATCGCCGCCGTCGCCTTTTGGGAGTTGCTGCCCGGCCTGGATCGCCGCGATGGCCTCGACCAGGCGCTCGGCGACACGCACGAGGCCACCGTTGGCGCGGATCGCGATCCAGCCGGAGAAGCCCACGACGAAGAGCCCGAGGAGTCCGAGCGGGGCGGTGGCGAGGAATGTGTTCCAGTCGATCTGGATGCTGGTCTCCACGTCACACCGCCCAGTAGAACGCGCTGAAAATTCCGGTGCCGGCCAGGGTGCTGATGGCCTTGTTGTCGGGGGCCTTGATCTCGACGCGCAGCACGTCGTTGGCCCCGACCGCGCCCTGCGCGTCGAACGAGTAGACCGCGCCGCCGCCGAGGTCGGGGAGGTCCACCGCCGGGCCGACGCCGCTGGTGGCCTTGTAGGAGCCATCGGACTGCTTCTGGTAGCGAGCGACCCTGACCCAGTCGGGCCTTGCGGACAGGCCAACGGCGACGTGGATGATGGCCCGCGAGGACCCCGACCACGTCAGCGATGAGACGCCCTTGTGGTCGCTGTTCCAGCTCGAGTAGTCCCAGTCGAGGCTGGCGATCTGGCCCGCGGGGATCGTCTCGGCGCGGACCTTGCTCGCGTAACGGTATTCCGGCACGTCGTCGTCTCCTGTCTGTGGTGAGGAGGTGCTGCTGCTTGAGGATGAGGTGCTGCCGCCGGAGCCGACGACCTTGCAGTCGAATCCGACCCACGGCGAGGGGTCGATGCCCATGCCGCGGCCCCAGTTGCCGCTGTTGTTGATGACCTCGAAGTGCAAGTGCGGGCCGCTGACGTTGCCGGTGGCCCCGGACTTGCCGATGACCTGCCCGGCGGTGACGCGCTGGCCGGGGCTGACGTTCTTCGAGGAGAGGTGCGCGAGGACGCCCCAATATCCGGGCCGCCCGTCGGGGAGGTTGTCGAAGTCGAGCACCACATGGGTGCCGTAGGCGCTGCCCCACTGGGCCGAGGTGACGGTCGCATTCCACGGGGCCACCACGGTGGAGCCGCTGCGGGCGTTGAGGTCCACGCCCTCATGCCGCCCGGTGGACCACATCGAGCCCTGCTTGCCGAAGGGGCAGTTGACCGTGAAACCCGGCGCGGGGTTGGTCGGTTTGGCCACGCTGGAACCTCCCGAGCTCGAGGATGATCCGAGGAAACTTTCGACCTTCGCGAGGAACTCGACCCACGGGAAGTTGGGGCCGGGGTCCGAGTGGTCGGACTCGCCGAAGACGGCGTTCACGTCGACGTGGCTGGTGATGCCCTTGTCGCCGTTGCGGATCTGCGCGGCGGTGAGCCTGCGCACCGGCAAGCCGTTGGCCTGGCACGCCCAGGCGACCCATCTGGCGGTGGTGGTGAGCATCGCGTCGTGGGCCAGCCACTCGCTCTTGCTCCACCTGGCGAAGCCGCATATCTCCACGGTCAGGCTGTCGTCGTTGACCGGGGGGTTGGTCCACGCGGTGTGCGAGTCCTGCACGTAGTAGGCGATTCCGCCGTCCTGTCCGACACCGCAGTGCGAGGACCCGCCCGAGCCAGCCTGGGACTGGAAGTAGCGCCCGAGGTCCTGCTCGTCCGTCGATCCCTCGGCGGTGTGGAGCACGACGAAGCGGATGCCGCCCCAGCGCTGCCTGGACCTGTCGGCGCGGAAGCCCGCGGCCTTGATGAACGGGCCCTCGGGTTTGGCGGCCATCAGGCGCCCTTGAGCGCGGCCACCTCAGCCTGCAGCGTCTCGATGGCTGTCAGCGCGGCCCGCAGTTCCCGGCCGAGCGACATGACGGCACCGGCCACATCAAGCATCGGTGTCTCAACGGTTTCGCCCGTTTCGGGATCGGTGCTGCCGCTGACGGTGATTGCGTCGGCCACGGCATCGGCCAGCCCGTCCTTTGTCGCCAGCACCGTTTGGATCGTGACAACACCTGTGGCGCGGTTGATTTGCAGTGGCGCGCTCAGGTACGTGCCACTGTCGCTATAGCGGTTGATGCGGAAACTGCTGCCAGCGTTGCCGCCAGTTTCTGCGTCGTTGTTTTTGACAAGGTTCCACCTGTTGCGGGCCGAAGTTTGCGCCGAATCGCGCAAAAAGACCCCGGCGCTCTTGCCCGCGCCGTCAGTCGCCACGAGGACACCGCCGGACGCGGCAGTGACCTCAACCCCATCAGTTAGCAGTTTTCCGACTGTGGTGACTCCGGGAATGGTCACCGCGCTCGTCTTGCGGTCTGCGGCGAAAACGGGCGTTAGGACCGTTGTCCCGTCGTCGGCAACCCCTGCTATTTCGAAGCTGGATCCAGTGTCCCCACCCGCTTCAGCATCACTGGTCTTTTTTATGACCCAACGGGACTTGCCGCCCTGCTGCAAAGCCACCCCGGTAATCGTGGCCGCGTTGGGCGTGTCCACCAGCGCATAACTCGACCCTGTGGGGGCTTTGACAATCACGTTCCCCGAAATGGTCTGCACCGCGCCCGAAACCGGGGCCAGAAGCACAGCCCCCGGATGCACGTGATCGGCGCGTGCCGCCGTGGTCGCCGTTCCTGTCGCCCCGGCCACCTTCACCGCCTGCGGCGCGTCCGAGGTCAGCACCGAGGGGTGACTGTGGTTCCCGGCTGCAACGGTCCCGGCAGCCGTGCCCACGGTCACGGAAACTGCTGGGGTTGTCGTGCCGTTGGCGACCACCACTGGGGCCACGCCGGTAACCTCGGTGACCCCTCCGGCCGCGGCCGGCTTGAGGTTCCAGGAGATGCCGTCCCAGACCCAGGTGGAGCCGCCGTCGGTGTGCTCCTGGCCCGGGGTCGGGTTGGTCGGGAAGGTCAGTGCCATTGTGATCGTCTCCCTGTTCAGATGATCTGCGCCCAGCAGGCGCCGTCGTGCCAATAGAGGCCGCGGGTCGAGGTCTTGAGCCACAGCAGCGAGGTGTCGGCCGGTGGTGTGTCCGCGCAGTGCAGGCCCACCGCGCCCAGCTGCTGCAGGCTGGGCAGCGGGTGGACGTGGTCGGCCCTCGCCGGGACGGTCATGGTCCCCGCCGCGGCGAGGCCCAGTGACTGGCCGGGAGACTGGCTGAGCAGCCCCCCGGCCAGACCGGCCCCGGCGACGGTGGTCGCGGCGTCGACGCCGCCGAGGATCCTCATGGGTGTGTCAGCCGACCACGACGGCGCGGTACGTGCCGGCCGTGGGGTTGCTGGCGAAGCCGAGAGTGATGGTGGTCGCGGTGGCGTTGAGCACATCCGGGTAGACGACCTCCCCGCCGCTCTTGGCGTACACCGTCGTCTGCACGTCGGTGGTGCCGAGGTCGTGCGTGATCGTGACGCTGGTGCCTGCGGGGACGTCGGAGGCGTACTTGCGCGCGAAGACGCCGGTAAGCGCGACCGGGTCGAGGTAGAGGCCGAGCGGGTCCACGAGGATGCCGCCGTTGGGCTTGCACTGGGCGCGGAAGTCACTGCCCGCCAAGTACACGCCGAGCGAGGCGGTGTAGGTGACACCGCCGGAGCCGCCCAGCTGCGAGAAGGTGAGCTCGGTGGTGCCCAGCACGATGGGGTCGTCGGTGACGAGCACCCACGAAACGTCACCGTTCTCCGTGCCCTCGGTGCTGGTGACGGCCATGCCCGCGGTCACCTCGCCTGCGGGGGCGTTGTTCGCGTCCTCCGCGCGCACCAACTGACCGCCGGTCAGGATGTAGATGCCGTTCTCAGCCGCGGCGGCCTGGTTCTTCAGCAGCACGCGGTCGCCCTCGGCCAGGGTGACGCCGTCCACGACGCCGGGGGCGGACAGGGTCACCGGCCCGGTCGAGGCTGCGCGCACGCTCTGCTTCCAATCCAGGCCGCGAATGACCTGGTCCACGTAGTCCTTCGTGGCGGCGTCCTGCGGCTGGCTGGGGTTCTGCACATTGATGATGCGCTGCCCGGTCGAGTCGATCCCGTTGAGGAACTTCGTTGCCATGGTGTGCTCCTTCGATTGGTCAGACGAGCCGGGCGGTTCCGGTCGCCGGTTGCGCGAACGCCACGAGCGCGGTGTTCAGGTCGAGGTGGACGACGTCGGCGTGGACGACCTCGCCGTCGTCGGTGGCCAGCTGCACCAGCGGGCGGCGCCCGAGGCCGTGGCGGATGGTCCATGTGGCCGCGGCCAGCGCCTGGGTGTGCAGGTGGCCGTGGTCGTGGTCGGTGCCTGTGCCGGAGCCGCCGGGGGCCACGAGGTTCCACGAGGTTCCGTCCCACTGCCATGTGGTCGCCCCGCCGTCGTAGATGTCTCCGACCGCCGGGTCGTCGGGCCAGTCCAGAGCCATCAGTTCCTCCTAGACGGTCTGCACCCAGGCGTCGCCCAGGAACAGGTAGAGGCCGGTGGTGCGGGTGTTGACCCACAGCAGCGAGGTGTCGCCGGGTGGGGTGTCCGAGGCGACCCAGCACGGGCCGGTGCCGCCAGTGCCGCCGTCGGTGCTCCAGCGCTGCTCGACCTGGTGCAGGCGGGCCTCGTGCTCGCTGAGCAGCGCGGCGAGGTCGTCGGAGCGGCGGGCGTCGTAGGCCATCAGGCCTCCTCCTCAAGCACGGACCACACGGGGTCCACCGCCGCGCCCATCTGCAGCTCGATCTGGTCGGCGTCGCCGCGCGACAGCGACACCTGCACCCCTGTGATGCGCTGCGTGAGGGTGAACCCGGCCGGGAAGCGCCCATCGCAGCCGGGGTCGAGGACGAGTCGGATGTCGTCGCCGGGCAGCACCGCGGCGGGCGGCAGGTCCTCCACTCGCATCGGCAGGGTGCTGGCGGTGAGGATCGGCCAGCCGGTCTGGTTGGCGCGGCCGCGGGCGAGCTTGTCGAGCTCGGCGGTGAGGCCGATGTGGTCCATGGCCTTGATCCGCTCGAGGGCGGGCATGGCGCCGAGGCTTCCGGACTGCCCGGCCGCGGGCGCGGAGTAGATCCCGCCGGTGCCGCGCACGGTCCACCAGGTCGTAGCCCGGCCGGCGTCCTCGGTGACCTGCGCGGGGGTGCCGATGACGACCTCGAGGCCGGTCTGCGCGACGGTGCGGCCCAGCCGTGGGGAGCCGATGCGCATGGTGCGGGTGACCGTGCTGCCGGGCTGCGCCCATGCGGTGTCCACTCGCACATCCAGCCCGGCGTCGATGCCGACGAGGTCGGTGAGCCGGGCCCAGTAGTCCGACGGGTTGCTGGCGCGGTAGGAGCGGTCAACGGGCGCCGCGGAGCCCGACAGGGCCGTTGCGATGCGGTGGTCGCTGGAGCCACGCGGGCCGCGGGAGCGGGACTGCTCCACCAGCGCCGCGGCGATGGCCCGGGCATCCGTGGCGGCGTAGTCGCGGTCGGCGATGTGCAGCAGCATCTCGAGGTAGCTCTCGAGTTCCTGGCAGCGCAGGGACACCGGGGCGCCGAGGTTTCCCTCGCGGACCCACAGCAGCCCCGACCAGGCGATCCAGCCGGCGTGCTCGAGGTAGAGCACGGTGCGCCCGGGCTGCAGGTCGCGCAGCGCGGCCGCGTCGGGCGGTACGACGAAGGTGGCGTCGCCGGCCCCGTTGACCGCGCGGGCGGCGTCCGCGCTGATGAAAGGCACCTCGGCGGTGATGTGCTCGCCGAGCAGCGGCCCGGCGTAGAGCCGCCAATCCTCCCAGGCCATCAGCGCCAGACGATCCACTGCACGGCGGACAGGGTGCCGGCGAAGGCGGTGCCGTCGGGCTTGAACGCGCGGACCCGGGCGGTGGTGGTGGTGAAGCCGCCGCTGACCGGGTAGAGGTCGATGTTGGTGCTGCCCGTGGACTGCATCATGAAGGAGTAGTTGCCGCCGCGCGGGGTCCAGCCGAGGTTGTGCTCGATGGTGCCCAGCCCACCGGTGTCGAAGGTCACGCTGTCCACGCCCCGACCGGACGAGCCGGGAACCTGGGAGACGTCGGCGATGTTGCTCTGCGAGATGCCGGTGGCGTTGGCGGGGACCCCGACCTGCGCGAGGGCGACGCTGCGCGCCGGTGCCGCAGGTGCCGCGGTGGACGAGGTGCCGGTGACGACCTCGAGCACGACCCCGCCGCTGGCGTCTCCTGCCTGCGGGTCGAGGAAGCGCACGACGACGAGGTGGATGCGTGCGGTGGACTGCGCTGCCGGCAGGTCCAGGGTGGTGGCCGTCGCGATCCGGGCGCTGTAGAACCCGCCCGAGGTGTCGGCGGCCATGGCCAGCCCGGGGGCCACGGTGACCTTCAGCCCCGAGCCCGCGGTGACGTCCAGGCCGCGCACGCCGGGGAACTCCAGGGCGCTGGCGATGAGCTGGCGGAAGTCGGCCGCCGAGTAGTCCCGGTCGATCACGAACAGCGGCGCTGCGCCGACGGTCACGGACTGTGCCATTGCGGGGCTCCTAGGGGTAGCGGGGTGAGTAGGTGACGGTGGCGGTGCCGGCGGTGCCGCTGGAGCGCACCCGCCAGGTGGTGCCGCCGGGGGGCACCGGCAGCCACGAGGAGCCAGCGGCGACGAGGTCGCGGCGCGAGGTGCCGTCGATGCGCACGGTCCGCGCGGACATGTCGACGATGGCGGTGGAGCCGTCTGAGAGGGTCGTCTGCAGCGCGAAGGAGTCGCCCGTGCGCATGTCCTGCACGTAGGGGGTGGTGAACGGTCCGCGCAGCGTGAGGACCGGCCACGCCTCGATGGTGCCGGCGTTGGGCAGCACCGCGGTGCCGGTCGGACTGGTCGAGGTGGTGAAGGAGATGGTCGGGTCGAAGCGCACGTAGTCGAAGCGGACGCCGGTCGACGACGACAGGGCCAGCGGCACGGACACCGTGATCTCGGGGCCGGCGCGCCAGGCGCTGCGCCCCACGAGGGTGATCTGGAACTGCACGACCGTGTCGGCGAGGTGGCGCACCTTCGTGGAACCGTCGAGGTGGACCGGCAGGGTCAGGGTGCCCAGCTCGTTCTCCACGGCCATCAGCCCGGTGCGGTCCCCTGCGGTGAGCAGCGCGGACAGCCGTCGCTTGGCCAGGGCCACGGCGGTGCGGTCGGCGCCGACGAGGGTGCCGGTGATGGCGACCTCGCGGGCCGAGGCCAGCGGCCTGCCGAACCAGGTGCGGTCGTCCAGTGCGGCCTCGCTGCGCGCGGCGGTGATCTGTGGCGAGTCGTCCCAGCCCTCGACGACCTCGGCCCACCACTGCACCCCGTCGGCATCGGTGGCGTTCAGGGCCAGCGTGCCGGCCGCGTCGGTGATCCAGACGCGCGGGGAGTCCAGCTCCCACGCGGTGGCGATGGCGCTCACCTCTTCACCGCCCAGGCGATCTCGCGGGAGACCTGCTTGGCCACCTGCTTCTCGGACTGGTTGGCGCGCGGGTAGACGTTGATCGTGATGCCCCTGTCCAGCTCGGTCTGGCGGCGGTCGCGGTCCTTGCGCGCACGTGCCTCGTCGTCGCCGTAGATGCCGGTGCCGGCCGCGCCGCCGAAGCCCCGGGCGGCCTGCTCGGCCTGCTTGGCCAGGTCGCTGACCTGCTTGCGCAGGGCGGGTGAGGCGTTGCGCAGGTTCGCGGCCATCCTCGCCCCCGCCTCCGGCCCGGCGCCGATGATCTGCTCGAGCAGCGGCTCGGACACGCCCTGCCTGCGCAGGGCCTCGAGGTCGCCGGTGAAGCGCCGGATCTGGGCGGTGCCGCGCTTGAGCCTCTCGGCCATCGCGGCGGGGTCGACGAGGTCGGTGACGTCGGTGGCCCCCCGCGCCCGTTCCGCGGCCTGGTCGGCGTACTGCCGCCGGTCGCGCTGAACGTCGGCCAGTGCCCGCTGGGCCTTCTCCAGCCGGTCGGCGGCGCCCTCGGCCCAGCGCGCCTTCTCGGCCCTGGGGGCCAGCGAGGTCCGGGCCTTGCGGGCCTTGGCCAGCGAGGCCTCGGCGTCCCTGACCGCCCTGGTCGCGGCCTTGCGCTGGGCCTTGGTCTCGGCGTCGCGGCGTCGCTTGCGGGCGCGGGCGAGGTCGCTCTCGGCCTTGTCGACCTCGCGCAGCGCGTCGCGCCAGTCGTCGAGGACCTTCTCGCGGCGGCCGTCGCTGGCCCACCAGCCCGGGGCCGCGGCGGTCGTCCGGGCCGACATGGTCCCGACGGTGCCGGCCCCGCGCGACTGGGGCCCGGCGGTGCCGGTGTCCCCGCCCATGTAGGAGCGGTTCGCCGGCTTGGCGATGCTGGCGGGAACGTTGTAAGTCTTGCCCCGCACCTCGATCGTTACCGTGCGGTAGGCGGGGATCCCGAGGATCTCGTCGCGCGTGGCCCGGGCGTCCTGCTGGGCCTTCTGCGCGCCGGAGAGCTCAACGGCGGTCTTGACCTGCCCGGGGATCAGCCCGTAGGCGTCGGCGAGCTTCTCGGCCTGCGCGCGGGACTGGCCCATCTGCATGGCCGCGGCGATGAACGACTCGCGTGCGGCCCGGGTCTTCGCCGCGACCTGGTCGGTGGACGCCCCGGCCCGAAGCAGCGGGTCCACCATCGCCAGGGCGCTGGTGGCGATGCCCTGCAGGGCGGCCGAGTTGGCCCGGCCGGCTGCGGTGGACAGGTCCAGGCTGCGGCCGTTCTTCGTGGCGGCCTTGGTGGCGTCGTCGAGCGCGGCCTCGAGCTGCGCGGTGGCCGCGTCGGCGGCCAGTTGGCCCCCGGCCAGCAGCTGCAGGGTCTGGTTGAGCCGCTTGGCCGCGGCGTCGGTGCCCTCCAGCGCGGTCTTCTGCCGGTCGGCCGCACTGGCGGCAGCCTCGGTCCCGGCGGCAAGCGGGGACTGGGCGTTGGCCAGCACCTCGGCGTCGCCGCCGGTGATGCCCATCTTCTCGCCCAGCCAGCCGACCGCGTCGGCGGCCAGTCCTGCCGCCTGGACGACTGTGCCGAGGCCGGGGATCAGTGACAGCGTCTGGCGCACCAGGCCGCCGACGCTCACGCTGAGCTTGTCCAGCGCCCCACCGAACTCGCCGGCCACCTGCGAGGCCAGGAGCAGCGGGGCGAGCAGGTCGTTGATGATGCCCACGCCGTCCTTGACGGTGACGAGCGGGATCGCGCCGAAGCCCTGGCCTATCTGGGTGACCGTGTCCTTCATGGTGTCGAGCTGGCCGTTGAGGGTCTGGGAGGCCTTGAGCACGCTGCCGCCCCACGTCTTGCCCATCTCCTCGCCGAGCAGCTCGACCTCCTTGCGGCCCAGCTTGCCCTGCTCGGAGAGCTGCCGGACCTCGGCGACGCTCTTGCCCATCGCCTTGGCCAGCACCGTCCACGCGGGGACGCCGCGCTCGGAGAGCTGCTCCATCTCCTCGCCGGTGACCCGGTTCTTGTTCAGCATCTGCGTGTAGGCGGTGGTGATGCCCTCGATGTCGCCGTTGCCGGCCGCGGCCGCCGCGCCCAAGTTCTCGAGGTTCTTCGTGAGGTCCTTCGCGGCCACGCCCGCGCCGAGCAGCCGGGAGGTGGCCCCCTGGAGTTCCTCGAAGCGGAACGGGGTCTTCGCCGAGTAGGCCTGCAGCTCCTTGAAGACCTCGTTCGCGACCTCGGCGCTGCCCGTCAGGGTCTCCAGCCGCACCTTGGCCGTCTCCACGTCGGCGGCCATCAGCGCCAGCTTGAAGCCGGCGGTGGTGACGGCCGCGGCGGCGGTGCCGATCCCTCCGAAGCCCTTGGCGATGCGGCCCAGCCCCGGCGGGAGCCGGTCGTTGGCCTCCTCGATGACGTCGAAGCCGCTGGCGTCGAGGTCGAGCTTGATCTTCCTGGCCAGCGAGCCGAGCCCCGAGCCGAAGCCCCGGTCGAGCTCGCGGCCGGCGTCGCGGCCGGTGGTGCGGGCCGCGGCGGGGAGTTTGTCCAGGCCCTTGCGCGCCCCGGTCGAGATGCCCTCGCCCATGCGCTTGCCGGCGTCGCGGCCGGCCCGGTCGACGTCGGCGCCGATCTCCCGGTTGATGCCCTGCCCGAAACCCTTGGCGCTGGGGATGAGCGTCACCCACGCCTTCGCGACCTCAGTCACCGATGGTGCTCCCCTCGGGTCTCGTTGCTCGGAGTCTGGCCAGGACGTTGTCGCGCTCGGCCTCCGTCTGCGCCGGGGCCTCCTCCACCTGCCCCAGCACCACGCCGGCCGCGCGGGCCAGCAGGTGCTCGGTCAGGGTGAACTCGCCCATGGCCCGCCACAGCGCCGCCTCGGGCGGCAGGTGCTTGACCAGTGCGGCGAAGCGGCGCAGCGAGCAGTCGGTGATGCGGCAGTGGTAGTAGCGCTGGAAATCGGCCTCGATGGCCTCGCCGTGCTCGCTCAGGAGTCCGACGAGGCCCTGGATTCCCCCGCGTCGGCGCCGGCCTGGCCGACCCACGCCCGCCACAGCTCCTCGAGCGCGGCCATCGGGAAGTCGTTCTCGTCGAGGATGTGCGCGCGCTCGCCCAGACCCCACTTCAGCGCGTCGATCAGCCCCGACGCGAAGCTGACGCCCTGCCAGTAGCGGTGCGGAAGGGTGCTGCCCGCGCGCATGGCGATGACCTCGTCGCCCAGCTTGAACTCGAACGGCTGGGCCTTGGCCGCGACCTCGTCGGCCGCGGCGGAAAGGTTGAACATTGGAAAGATCCTCCCTGTGTCCCTGTGTCCCTGTGAGGTCCGGCACCCGGCAGCCACAGGGGAGCCACCGGGTGCCGGGGTCGTTGGGTCAGCCCTTGGTGGTGGCCGGTGCCGGTGCCGCAGCGGCAGCCAGGACGGCCGGGGCGACCGAGTAGAACTCGTCGAAGAATCGGCCGTCGACCTCGTAGGCCGTGACGGTGACGCCGTACACGACGGCCTCCTCGTTGGCGTACTTGATGGGCTCCCGGCTGGTGACCTCGCCGCGCGGGATGTAGAGCCGCTTGGACTGGTCGCCGTCGACGACCTCGAGCACGAAGCTGCGCGGGTCTGGGGCGGCCCCTCCCACGCTGATCTTCTGGCCGCTCGCGTCGAAGGTGTAGCCCTTGTAGTAGAGCTCGACGCCGGCCTTGTTGGTCTCCATGACGGCGAACTTGAACTCCCACATGCTCTTGGTCGTCAGCCGGCGCACGACGGCTGCGCGCTGCCAGGCCTGCAGCTCGGTGGTCTCGTCGGTGGGGACCTGCTCGACGCCGTCGGCGCTGATGTAGCCGACATCGACCCAGTCGGCGGCCAGTGCGGTGGCGGCGTCGACGGGGGCGGCGGTGCCGGTGGGGGCGACGTAGATAGCACCCGTGATGCCGACGCGGACGTTGGCGGAGTTGAGAACCATGTGACTGCCTCCTAAGACAGGTCTGTGGTGGTGGTGGTTCCCGCCGCGTCGGCGGGGGTCTGGGGTCGGGTGCGCACCTCGACGGTGAGCACCACGCGCGGACAGTCGTCCGACGGGTCGGGCTGCCACGCGGGGCCGGCGAGCTCCTCGCAGAGGGTCACGGCCGCCTGCTCCAGGGGCATGCCCATAAGCAGGGACCGCACCCGCTCGGTGAGGGCCACGGCCTCCGCGTGTGTGTGGTGGCGGACCTGCACCTGCATGCTGGAGTGGTCGAACAGGCCGACGCGCTGGCCGCCGACGCGCCACAGCGTCACCGCTGGGCCGGAGCGCCAGCCGGTGAGGTCCGTGGAGACCTTGACGGCACGGTCCAAGCGGTAGCGCAGGTGCGAGCACACCAGCGCCTCGACGTCGGGGTGGGCCACGGGCTGGCGGGGGATCACGAGACCGCCCGGGTCAGCGGGGCTTGGGGTGCGACGGCGCCGCGGAACTGGCCCCCGGCGGTGTAGCGGGGGCCGGTGCCGAACTCGAAGATCGCGGCCAGCGGGTGGTCGGACTGGACGCGGGCGACGACGCGGCTGGGGTGGCGCACCGTGGTCGTGGAGATGCTGGCCGCCCAGGTGGACGAGCCGGGCACGTTCGCCCTGGCGCGCTCGGCGACGGGCTGGGCCTCGGCCAGCAGGATCCGGCCGACCTCGTCGCTCTGCAGCAGCGCGGACATCCCGGCGCGGTTGAGCACGACCTTCGCCATCAGCCCTCCACCTCGCGCATCTGCAGCTCGATATGGTGCGGCCCGGCCGGTGTGTCGAAGTGGCGGGGCGGCCCGAGGATCTCGAGCACGCGGCCGGCGAACTCGACGCGGTCGCGGCCG